CACATTTATTTAAGGCCGTTTCACTTACAAAGATATTGACAAAATTAGAAAAATGCCCATATAGAGTAGGACTAACAGGTACTTTAGATGGTACACAAACACATAAGTTAGTATTAGAAGGACTGTTTGGTACAGTCAATAAGGTTGTTTCTACAGTAGAACTACAAGAAAAGAAACAGTTAGCAGACTTAAAGATTTTCTGTCTAATATTAAAACATGGTGCGATTGAGTGTAAACATGCTAGTGGTATGAACTACCAAGAAGAGATGGATTACATTGTTCAATCAGATAAGAGAAATAAATTTATAAGAAACTTGGCCGCTGGTCTACAAGGTAACACACTTTGTTTGTTTCAGTATGTTGAAAAACATGGTAAGGATTTGTTTCAAATGATAAAAGAAAAAGCAACTGACAAACAGGTGTTTTATGTACATGGCGGAGTAGATACAGATGAAAGGGAAAAGATTAGAGAAATTACAGAGAAGAGTGACAATGCTATTATCGTGGCAAGCTACGGAACCTTTAGTACCGGTATTAATATTCGTAACTTACACAACATTGTGTTTTCTTCTCCTAGTAAATCACGAATAAGAAATTTACAATCAATTGGTCGTGGTTTAAGATTAAAAGATAACAATGGTTCTGCTACATTATATGATATTGCAGATGATTTAACATACAATGATAAAGAGAACTACACACTCAATCACTTTAGAGAAAGGATAAATATCTATAGTGAGGAAGACTTTGAGTATGAGATACACAACATAGAGTTAAACAATGAAACCAGAAGTTAAAATAATCAAACTAATAAATGGTGACGACATTGTTACCGTTCTACCTACTGGCGACAGACAGTTGCCCGACAATGGTCCACTTATTAGACTTGACAAACCATTACAGATTAAATATGTTCCTCAAATGACGCCAATGGGGTTTAGAGATTATATTGCTTTGATTCGTTGGACTAATTATACAAATGATAAAGTGGTTACCATTCCTAAAGATAAAATTATGACAATCACCAACGCCTCGTTAGAGATGAGTGGTAGTTATGATGAGATAATTAAGAACTATGACAGTTTAGATAAACCAAAGAGAGATGAGAATTATCATAAAAAAGAATTCTCCCCCGAAGAAAATAATAAACTGAATGAAATCTTTAAAGAATTTGATGATGATGAAGATGAACCAACAATACACTAGGTACTTAAAGGTGTTTCTGAAAACGGACACCGTTATTATACGCATAAAAAAAATATTGGCAACCGTGGATTAAAAACAAACTAGGCTTGACAATTTGTAAAGTTTAGAGTATTATGAGGATATTATGGCAAAAACAAAAAAGAAATCAGAACATTATGTTAACAACAAAGAATTCTTGGCCGCAATGGTCGAGTATAAGAAGTCTGTTGACAAAGCAAAATTAGCAGGGAAAAACAAACCTAGAGTACCCGATTATGTCGGTGAATGTTTTTTAAAGATTGCGAATCACCTATCGTATAGACCTAACTTTATCAATTACACATACAGAGATGATATGATTAGTGATGGTATAGAGAACTGTTTACAATACCTAGACAACTTTGATGGTGAGAAATCAAACAATCCATTCGCTTACTTCACACAAATAATCTATTATGCATTTATTCGTAGAATTCAAAAAGAAAAGAAACAAGTAACAATTAAACAAAGAATGATACAAGAAGCAAATTATGATGACATGGCATTACAGCCAGGTGAAGAAAGAGAATTTAAAAATCAATTCACAGAGTTTTTACAAAAGAATATGGTCGCTGATGAACCTACTGAAAAGGAGAAGGCAAAGAAAGAATCTGCTAAGAAGAAAAAGAAGAAGTGAAGATACAAGATAATTATTTAACAGACAGAGAATTCTCTGAGCTGAAGAAAGTCATTTGGGATCCTAGTTTTCCTTGGCATTTTAATCAAATCATAACTATGGAAGAACCAGAAGAAACTGGTGAATATTATATGACTCATGTCTTTTACAATCAAAGACAAAACTTCCAAAGTCAATACTTTCCTGTAGTATATGATTTATTAAACAAGATACAACCAAAGGCTTTAATCAGAGTGAAAGCAAATTTATATTTAAACATGGGCAAAGGAGTTGTTGAACATGCACCACACACAGACTATAGTTTTAGTCATAACGGTGGTGTCTTTAGTATGAATACATGTGACGGATACACTAAACAAGGTGACATGAAGGCTGATAGTGTAGAAAACAGATTGGTTACATTTGACGCAGGTATGAAACATCAAAGTACCTCGGTATCAAATACTAAAGTAAGAATGAATATCAACATAAATTATTTTTAATGAACAGATTATATCACGAACCATTAATTGACCAAGGTACTTGTACTAAATTATTACCTGCTACCTACATCATATCTAAAAAAGTAACAGAAATGTTTACACCATGGAAAGATACATGGAAAGATAAAAACTACATGAAGTTTGCAGAGGGTAGTCCTTCAACCGAACTATATGAATGTTATAATGTATTTTTAAATCATATGCCAGGTATGTCAGAATTATACGAGGGTGTTGTAAACAAGTTTAAAGAGAAACAACCTAATTCAAAAGACTATGCTATGGCAGGCTGGGTAAATGTTTTTCCAAAAGGCAAAAATTTAAAATGGCATAGACATGGTGGTGAGAATGAAGAAAATGGTAGATGGCATGGTTATGTTTGTATTGACGCAGAACCAAGTCAAACAATGTATAAAGATAAAGACTTTGAACAAACAATAGAAAACAAAAACGGTTATATGACCTTAAACGAGGCAGGACTTTTACATAAGGTTTCAGATGATTGGCCAAATGAAAGACCTAGAGTTACTATTGCTTTTGATTTTATTTTAAAAAAACATATACACGCAACTAACATGTTAAGGTGGATTCCAATTATATGAAGATAGCATTATTAAACGATACACACTTTGGTTGTAGAAACGACAGTCCAGCATTTATTGAATATCAAAATAAATTCTATAATGATTTGTTTTTTCCATACTTGAAAGAACATAATATTAAAACACTAGTACACCTAGGTGATGTGGTTGATAGAAGAAAATTTATTAATCATAATACAGCACACAATTTTAGTAAAGTATTTTGGAATAAACTAGAAGAAAATAATATTGATACACATATTATTATTGGTAACCATGACACATATTATAAAAATACTAATGAAGTAAATGCTATGCAGAACCTAGAGATTTGTAAAGACGCTAAAGTATATACTAAAACTACAGAGGTTGAACTTGGTGGTTTACCTATCTTATTCATACCATGGATTTGTGATGACAATGAAGCAGATAGTATTAGTAAAATAGAAAATACACAATGTACCATTGCAATGGGTCATTTAGAAGTTAAAGGTTTTGAAATGCATAATGGACACTTTAATGACCATGGCCAAGAGAAAGCAATGTTTAAAAGATTTGAAAAAGTATTTTCTGGACACTTTCATAAAAAATCAGATGACGGTCATATACATTATCTAGGTACTCAATACGAAATGACATGGTCAGACTATGGTTGTCCTAAAGGATTTCATATTTTTGATACAGATACAAGAGAATTATCAAGAGTACAAAATGAATACAAGATGTTTGATAAAATCATTTACAATGATAAAGATACAAACTATGATGAGATAGATATTACAAAGTATGATAAAAAATTTGTTAAGTTATATATTTCTAATAAGTCAGACAATGATATGTTTGAAAGACTTATGGATAACCTATATAACAAAATTAATATACATGCGATTGATGTTATTGAAGACCCTACAGACATTGGTGCTTCAGTAAGAGAAGATATACTAGAACAAGGTGAAGACACATTAACTTTTTTAGGTAATTATATTGACCAAGTTGACAGTAAATTAGATAAGCAGAAACTTAAACAGTTTGCAAAAGAGTTATACATGGAGGCGAGTGAGTAAACTTAAAATATGATAACATTTAAAAGAATAAGTTATAAAAACTTTTTATCAACAGGCAACCAACCTATAGTTGTTGACCTTGATATGTCACAAACAACATTAATTGTTGGTTCAAACGGCTCTGGTAAGTCAACCTTACTAGACGCATTATGTTTTGTACTATTCAATAGACCATTTAGAATTATTAAAAAAGAACAGATGGTCAATACTATTAATAATGGTGATTGTACAGTTGAAGTTGATTTTTTGGTAGGTACCAAAGAGTATAAAGTTAGAAGAAGTATTAAACCTAACAACTTTGAAATCTTTTGCAATGGTAAAATGATTAATCAAGACGCTAACAACATTGATTATCAAAAATATCTTGAACAGAATATTATGAAACTTAATTACAGGTCTTTTATTCAGGTGGTTTTACTAGGTTCTTCCTCTTACGAACCGTTTATGAAAATGAAACCAAGATATAGACGAGAAGTTGTTGAAGAGATACTTGATATTAGAGTTTTTGGCCTAATGGATTTGATTTTGCGTTCCCAACAGAGCGATTTACAAAAAAAGTTGACGGAGGTGAGGCACCAAGCGGAGTTAATAAAGACCAAGTATGAAACTGAAGCAAAATACTTAACTACTCTGGAAACCAAAGGTAGCGACAACCTGACGGTACAGCAAAATAAGATAGTGCAAAATGATGAAAATAGAGTAAAATATGAACAGAAATTACAAAAACTAAATGAAGAGATAGCAGTTAGTCAAAATTCATTAAATGGCCAAGATGTAGTGGTCAAAAAGGTTAAAGAACTAGAGAAGTATGAAACAAAGATAGAACAAAATATATCTACACACAAAAAGACTTTAAACTTTTTCAAAGAAAATGACACATGTCCGGTGTGTACACAACCTATTGATGAAACATTTAAGGAAGAAAAATGCAATCACGAAACTACAACAATTTCCAAACTAGAATCAGGTCTACAGCAGCTCGTAGGAGAACTCAATGGTCAAGAAGAGAAGTTGACCCAATTCAATCAGATGTCAAACAAGATAGCAGACATGAATGTAGAGATAGCGAAGATAAACGGAAGTCTATCAGCATTGAAAAAACACAGCGACCAAATTCAGTTAGAGATTTCTACAGCTAGTCAAAAAGATACTGACATAGAAAGTATAGAACTTGAACTAGAACAAATGAGAATTGACCTTGTTGAGGCAGACGCAAGCCTTGTAAAGGTTCAAGAAGAAAAAGATTATGTTGATGTATTAAGAGAGATACTTAACGACAAAGGCGCTAAGGCAAATATAATTCGTAAGTATGTACCTATTATGAATCAACTTATCAATAAGTATCTACAGGCCATGGACTTCTTTATCTCATTTAATTTAGATGAAGAGTTTAACGAAACAGTAAAGTCAAGATTTAGAGATACCTTTAACTACAATAACTTTAGTGAGGGTGAGAAGATGAGAATTGACCTTGCCTTGTTATTTACTTGGCGAGATATTGCTAGAATGAAAAACAGTACCAATACAAATCTATTAATACTAGATGAAATATTTGATAGTAGTTTAGATGGCCAAGGTACAGATGACTTCTTTAAAATTATTAAAACACTTGAAAAAGAAAACATCTTTATCATATCACACAAAGGTGATATACTATTTGATAAGTTTACAAACATTATTAAGTTTGAAAAAGTACAAAACTTTACACAGTTAGGAACAATATAATGAAATTCATGGTTGTTGAAAACTTTTTTAATAACTTCTCTCAAATTCAAGATGAATTTAAAAAGATAGAAAGATTTGATTATGAAGAACATCCAGATATTAAACCAAAATTAAAAGATAAGGCCTTTTTAAAATATAAATGGCCTGGCCAGAGAAGTCTTGATTTAAAAAGTACAAATAAATTTCTTACTGCTTTATTTCTAAAAGAATATGAAGAAAAATTTAGAGATTTTTTTGATGAGAAATTAGGGTTTGCAATATACACCCATTTAAGATTGAAAGATACCAACAAAGAGGACTTTCTACATAAAGATTCACCAGACTCAACTTATTCATTATTAGTTTATCTATCAGAAACAAATCTCTTTAGTGGTACAAAACTATATGATGATTTAGATAATGAAGTTGCAGACATTAAATTTGTACAAAACAGAGCTATTATTTTTGACAGTAGATATACACATGCAGCTATAAATAATCATGGTGATAATGAAGATAATGGTAGATTGACACTAAATGTGTTTTGGAAAAAAGGATAAAAATGAAAGAACTAAAATTAATACCACCTAACGACCCTAGAGTACAATCAGCAATAGCACCTTTTACAGATGATATGCTAAAAGAACATGACTTCAAAGATAGACAAGAACTATCAGAGGCAATGTTTTTAGTAATGAAAAAATTTGGTGGAATTGGTCTAACTTGTAATCAAGTAGGTCTTCCGTTCAATATGTTTGTTGCAGGTGGCCATGAGGGTATTGAAAAAGGAATGTCATTAGCAATGTTTAATCCTATGATTATATCTGTAGGTGAAGAGAAGATTAGAATGAAAGAGGGTTGCCTAACTTATCCTTTTATGTTTTTAGATATAGAAAGACCTAGAAAATGTGTTATGAAGTATGAAGACACAGAGGGTAAAACACAAGAGGCACACCTAGATGGCATGATGAGTCGAATCTGTCAACATGAATATGACCATATACTTGGTAGAAACTTTACAGAGGGTGTATCTAAACTGAAATTAGACAGAGCAAAGAAAAAAGCATTGAAAGAGATAGAGAGAATGAAAAGATATAGAGAAGTCAATAAAGTATTAGAGAAAAACCAAGCTTGACATTTTTGATTAGTTAGAGTATTATATACATTATGGGTTATTCGTGGAACAAAGACATGTCAATAGACGACCAATGGCAAAGTTGGCAAGACAATACAGATTTATCTAAAATACCAGATATTGATACAGATACATTAAAAGAAACAATCATTAAAGATTTGACCTTTGTATCTGCTATGACGGTACAAGAGTACACATTGTATCAAAAATTTCAAGAAGTAAAGTTTAGATATCCTACAGTAGAAACAAATAGTTTCTTTGATGACAAGCCTGCTATGTTAAGACCTGAACAAGGTGTTGTCATACAAGAAGTCAAAAACAATTTCTGGTTACCAGAAGACCCCGAAGAGTATTTAAATCTACAACCAGAATTAATCTGGACAGATGGTGCCGAGGTACAATCACATACAAATGCCAAAGGTTCTGAAATCTGGAATGCATTGAGAACATTTTTATCTACCATGAAAAACAATAGTAATATTGGTAGAAATCTAAACTTCTTGGTAAGAGATAAAGTAACACAGAAATATCTTGGTGTTATCT